GGTGTGGCCGGCGCTCGCCGTGGTCGCCGCGACGAAGCCATTGCCGGCAAGCAGCGCGAAGACGGCACACAATCGCAAGGTTTCACCCAAGGCCGCGATTACCAAGCAGGCGGCAGCGAACGCCCGCAAGGTCGCGGCGAAGCGGTCATGTTGTTGGACGCCAAGTACGACAAGAGCGGCAAACTGGTCGGCGGCGAACAAGTGTTTTCCGAAGGCGAAACCGTGCCTGGTCCCAACGGACAGATCAGCTTGCGCGTGAAGACAGGGGACGGCCGGGAAATGACCGTGCCCATGGACCGCATCACGCAGGAATCCACACCGGCTAACCCGCGTATGGAACAGGATGTCGAAGCGCGGTCCGTCGATCGCGGCGCTGGCATCGGCACCGAGACACCTGGACCCCGCAAAAAGACAGATGCCATTGGTTCTCGCCAGGTTCTTAACCCGGTCCGCGATACCGACGTGCAGCCCGAGGACGTGATACCTGCGCCTGAGCCTGGCCCTGCGCCCGAGCCGCGTCCGCGCGAAGGGCAGACGTTCCGCCAGGACGGACAGCCAGACGAACGCCGAGGATTTAACGAAGTCCAGCGCCCGCCCGAGCCCGACGGTTTAGGCCAGGCGATTACCGGACCTGCGCGCACCTCGCCCGAAGCAGAGGCAGAGGCGCAGAAGCGCGCCGAAGCACAACGCGATTACGAGGCGTTCCGCAAAGAGCGTGACGCCGCAAAGGCCGAAGCAGAAAGCACCGGGGAAGTTACCGGGGAAGTTACCGGGGAAGTTACCGGGGAAGTTACCGGGGAAGTTACCGGGGAAGCTGAGCGCCGCCGCCAGATCGAAGACATCGCGGACCAGTGGGAAAAAGAAATCGGTGACGCAGGGATGGCCTCGGTCGTCCGTGCAGGTTTGAAAACGTCCGGCGGACCGACCGAACAGACAGTCGCGTTTCAGCAAAAGAGACTGGACGAGGCCCGCTCCAAAAAAGACGGCACCGCCGTCTCTACGAAAGACGACTGGACCCTGGAATCGGTCGTGGCGCAGAACGACCGGGAGAAGAAAGACTTTCAGGAAGCCAAAGCGTTACCCGAAATATCCGATGTTATATCCGAAGCGTCTGACGCGGCTAACGAATCCGTTAAGTTCTTGAACAGCCAAGGCTATTCTATGTCTCGCAAAGAAGACATGCCGGCCTGGTTGCGCGAGATCGCCAACACCACGACAGGACTGGCCGGCACCATCGCCAGGTTGAGCAAGCAGGGTGTGGCGGTTTCCCGTGGGTATAAGCGTGCTAATCCGGACCAGCGCGACAAGACCGCGCAAGCAGCAAAACGCGACGCAGCTGCGTTGCGCGAAGCTATTGCGGCAAGGCAGGCACCTGCTGCGCAGCCGAAAGTCGAGGCAGTCCCGGCCGACACCACACGCGAAGATGCGAAGGCTGAACGACGCGCCGAGCGCGAAGCGGACGACGCCCGTGCCGAGCAGAAGCGCAAAGACGACGCAGCCAAGCGCGACCGCGAGTATGAAATGGAGCGGCAGCGGTCCGGCAAAACGACGCCGACCAAAGGAGCTGACCTGCTTCCTGAAATCGACGCGGCCATTGAGAAGGCAGAAGCGAAAGCCAAAGACAGCCCTTCGCAACAGCGCGTTAACGACATCGCGGACGCTAAAGAAAACGCCAAGCTCAAAGGCACCGACGCCCGGATGGATACACCCAGCATCATGTCCGCGCGGAAGAACGTCGGCTTTGTTGAGTTCAAGACCAAGACCGGCAGGTTCAAAGTCCGTAACACGCCAGCCCGTCTGCGCGAGTTCCGCAGCCGCATGGCCGCAACGGACAGAAACACAAACCCGGCCCGGAACTACCGCAAGCCCGAGCCAATCCCGTCCACCGCTACCGCGATAAAAGACGCGATCATGGAAGGCGACCTGGCCTACGCTTACGAGCTGGCCAAAGCGGCCGGAGCCAAGATGATATTCGGCACCGGAGCCAAAGGTAAAGTGACCGCGTACCCACCTGGCCAAGACCAGAAGATCGGCGGCGTGGATACGGTCGCGGTCCAGAGTAAAGACGGCTGGGCGGTTATTGTTCCATCGGCCGGCCTGTCACTGAGCCAGGGCGCGCGGACCAAAGCAGACGCGGTTAAGTTTGCCCGCAAAGCGGTCGCAGACGTGGGCGAAGTGAAGTTCCGCGAGACCGTAAAAGAGAAATCGACCGACAACAAGCAGGCCGATCTGGAAGCGGAGTTCGTCAGTCAGAACGATCTGGAAGGTAATAACGACAGCGCGCTGGACGCGGTCGACGTGTACCTTGAAGAAGACGCGGACGGCAAAGGCTACGGCACGTTTACGACCCCTGTCGGACAGCCGTTGAGCGGCAGCCGGGCGGGCGCGAAAAAAGTCGCCAGCAACGTGTCCGCAAAAGATTACGAGGGAAAGCTCCGTCCGTTCGCAGGTCGTGACTCCGCGTCTGAATTTAAAACGCGCGGGGGCTCACTGAGCCGCGTCGGTAAAGACAGCGAGGCGGTCGCGTCTGAGCCTGAGCCCGTGTCTGCCAAAGAGCTGTTCAAACGTCTCAAGGCGCTGGCGAAAGACCCGAACCCTACGCCAGAGAAGCTGATCGAGATTGCCCGTGCGGCCGGCATCGAGGCACACCTGCCTGTTATCAAGGCGCTGGACGGCAATAGTCGGATGGCGGATTTGGCAATCGAGATTAAATCAGGCGGCGGTGCGCGGGGCACCTACTCCCGCAAGATCAACGAAGCCGACCGGACAGTGACCATAGACCTGTCCTTTCTGAATCAGATGATCAACGGCAAAGGCGACCCGCTGTATGACCAGTACGCCCCGGAGCTGCTGGTGTCCGAGGTTATTGTTCACGAGCTGGTTCACGCGACCACGGCCCGGGCGATCAATTTCAAGCTCGACAGATCGGTAGTGGATGACGCCGAAGCTATCCGCGCCCGAATCACGAAATGGCGCAAAGAGAATATGCTCACCAAGTACGCGGATTTAAGTCTTGGTACGAAGACCGCTATTAACGAAGTGATCGGCAGGGTGACTGAATTGCCTACCTACGGCCTGACCAATCCGGAGTTTCAAGCGTTCTTGAAAACTCTGCCTGGCATGGGTAAAGGGCGGACGCTGTTCGACGACTTTGTCGCTATGGTCCGCAAAGCGTTGGGCATGAAAAGTTCCGACGACTCGCTGCTGTCCGACGTGATCGAAGTGTCTAAAAAGCTGATCGACGTAGACCAAAGTGTTCCCAACGGAGACGTGCGGCACCTGGGCAACTATCTGCCGAGCAACCTGGGCAAAGAAGGTCTGACGCTCACCGAAGACTTGCCGCGTATCGACCCTGGCGAATACATCAAGCGGGCGGCCGAGACTGCCGGCGGCTCCGGTAAAGAGTGGAAGGGCTTCCCCGCGACTGTGTCGAAAATGGCACAGGGCGTCCGAGACGCTGCAGGCGGGCTCAGAAGCTCCGGACGCGCAACCAAGGCATCTGTAGGACGAGACTTGTTCCGTGCGGTAATGGCCTCGACAGACGGCAGCATGCGTTTGTTGGTCGGCAAGTTCGACAGTCCGACCATGAAGTCTATTCCGGATATGTTTCATGCGACGGCCGGGCGTGGCGACGGCGTTACACAGACAATGGACGAGGCGGTCAGTTCGCGCATGGCTACGCGCCTGGGCGAAGTCGACAAGCTGGTGGCGTTTATAAAAGACGCCAACCTGAAAGACGCGGACGTGATTGCCCGTGTCGAAAACCCACGGCTGTCCCGCGTAGGCACACTGGGCGAAGCTGCGAACATGCTGGATAAGTTCGTCAAAGCCGAACTGAAATACATGAAAGAAGCCGGCGTCGAAATCGGCGAAGTCAAAAACGGATACTTCCCTCGCGAGCTGGAGCGCGGACTGGTCGCACGTAAGCGTGGCGAGTTCGTGACGGCAGCGGCGAAAGCGTACAAGCAGACGGCCCGGGAGAACGGACAGGCCATGAGTGATTCCGAAGCGCGCACCCGGGGCGAGGCGTATTGGGAGAACACGATTTTCGGCGACAGCGGCACTCCTGGGTACGAGGCTCCTAGCGGCATGGGCACGGACTTCACAAGCAGCCGTGTATTCTCAAAGGAAGCCGCTAAGAATCTGGAGCAGTTCTACGTCCGCGACATCAACGCGGTATTGGGCGGCTACACCCAACGCGCCGTCCGCCGGGCCGAGATAGCCCGACGTTTCGGCGATCGCTGGACGAAGTGGAACGAGCTGGAAGAAAAGATGACCAAAGAAGACCCGGATACGCAGAACGTGTTCGGCGATCTGCGCGATCTGGTGGCGGCATCGGCCGGGGTGCAGCGCGGCTCCACAGGCTCAAACTGGCAGCACACGCTGTCCGCACTGCGGACCTGGACGACGCTGGCGACCCTGGAAAAATCCGCCATTGCCTCGCTTGGCGAGCTGGTGCTGGCACCTATGCGCGGGGCCACCGGAAATGTGGTGGGCGACTTTACCAACGTAGCGAACAACATCGGCGGCCATGTCTGGAATACTGTGCGCGGCATGACAGGTTCGGGCAGGAGCTTTTCCCTGAAACAAGCGTATGAGTTTACGCAAGACCTGGGCGCTATAGCAGGTCACGGTTCCAACCACCTGATGGCGGCCCGGTTCGCCGGCGGAGACCCGGTCGGCCAGATACAAAGTCAGGCGATGTCCGCGTTCTTCCGTCGCAACCTGCTGGAGCAGCTGACCAATTACACCCGGGTTACCACGTTGAAAAACGGACAGGTCTTCTTGCGCCGCCTGGCAAAGGATATGGCAGGCAGCGACAGCCGTAAAAACGCCCTGTTCTTGCGGGAGCTGGGAGTGCCGGCCGGCAAAGAAGCCGAGTTCGGCAAGTTCGTCCGCGAGTTTGGGGACAACTACCCGACGTTTGAACAGGTCAGTCGTGCCGGCGAAGTCGGCAAGTATTACAAGACTGCGGTTCTGCGGTTCACCGACCAGACCGTTATGCGCCCGTCTAACTCGACCCGGCCGAAGTGGGCCACCTCGCCGCTGGGCGCAGTGGTGTTCCAGCTACAGTCGTTCGGGTATGCGTTTCAGAAGAATGTCTTAAATCGTTACGCACGGCTGGGCGCTAACACGATCACTGGAAAAGACATGGGCCGCCTGGAAGCAGCAGCGGTTACCTTGTCGATGACGGCGACCCTGGGCGTATTGGTCGCGTTCCAGGCCATGCTGAGTGAGCTGCGCCGCGAAGTGTACGACCCGAACGGACGTGATCGAACCAAGCAGGCCAAGCTGGAAGAAGCTCTGAGTCGGGCGGGCCTGTTTGGCGCTGCGGACCCGTGGATGCAAAGCCTGTCCGGCGTTCGGTATAACCGGCCGGTACTGACTTCGCTGGTCGGTCCGTTCCTGGGCGGTGTCGGCGGTGCGACGGATGACGTGATAGCGGCGCTCCTGCGCAACAGCGACAGCACGAACACTGCCGAGCGCAACGCAACCAAAGCTCTGTATAACTGGATAATGGAGCCGGCACTGCAGTTGGCTCTGACGCCGGTCCCGTTCAGCTTGCTGGCGGTCGGCGCGACCACCTACGCCATCCCTCGCGGGGAGCCCCTGGTCACTGACGCCCTCAACGGCGAACGCCAGACGAAGCGAGGAACGCAGCCGATCACCGGCCTGTTTGAGACGGGAGCGGGCACTGCCGGGGCCGATAAATACGGGGGAAGCAAAGGCAAATATGGCAGCAGCGGTAGCAAGTACGGCGGCAGCGATAGCAAGTACAAGTGAAGGACGTAACGCGCAGTTAACGCGCAGAATGGATGTAGACAGGCTTTGTAGGCTCCCTGTAGATTCTCGTAAGTGCTTGAATCTACAGGGAGAAATCTGGTAGCAAGGAGTGGAATCGAACCACCGACCCCAGCATTATGAGTGCTATGTAGGACGCTGTCTGTCTACAGCCTACAAGTGCAGACAGGGGGTGCAGCGCCGCCTGTCTACAAAGTCAACAGGCATGCGGGGTTTAGCGCCCCGCTTAACGCACAGCAAGAGCGCAACCGTACTACACCTTGTCGCATTGTTCCACCACCTCATAAGTAGCAATAGCATATAATTCGCCGCCGCCAGGTATGTGTCGGTCGGCCAGGTTGTACACCCGGACCAGCATCTTCGCCACCCAGGCCCAGCGGTAATGCTCCACGTCCGTAAACAGCTTCGTGTGGTTCGGCAGGTACATATCAATGCGAACGATGTGGTGCATACTCATTTGCGGTATCTCCTGTCTACGAAACCTTCGGTCGCGATGGGTAGGCCGGCCGCCCACGCCGGCAGCTCACACATGAGTCGTTCAAAGTCTTCAAGCGAGCCGACGCCTTCGACGGTCTCGGCGCTGATCTCGTCGTGGACGGACAATATCGGGGGGTATCCAGCGGCTTCGGTGCGGACCATGGCTTCTGCCATCAGATCAAAACTGATCGCCTGGCAAATGTTCTCGCAGTTATGAACGATAAGCGGGAGTCCGTTCTTGTCTAAAACGGTGAACCGGCGTCGAGGACCAGCATTCACTAGGTCGTAGACGTGTTGCTTCCTGCCGGCCTGAACAGTGCAGGGGCCGCCCATCCTTGGGCCAGCCGATAGGCTAGTGTCGACCGCTTCACTCCGAAGATACGTGCTGCTTGCGCTAGAGTAATCATCCCTTCCGGAGTCTCTACTCTGACGGAATTTCGGCGGTTGTTCGCCTGTTCCGTCGGCGTTGCCCAGCGGCAATTCTGCGGACAATAACCCTGTTCGTTGTCGGCCCTCTCCAGCGACAGTCCCGGCCGGTAGTGCGGCCCCATGTCTCTCCAAAAATTCTCGAAGCGCAGCCAGCTCTCGCACACACGAAGCCCCCGCCCTCCGTAGTTTTCCCATGCAGGATGCGTTGGCCTGGTGCAGCGAGACACCATACCTCGCCAGACTGCGTACCCTGGGTGGCGTGACATTTGGTGTGTAGATTGCTTCGCCCCGACAGTTGCCCCCCGCTGGCACCCGCAAGATGCCCATACGCCATTCTTCTTTTGCTTCAACAGTTCGGTAGCTTCCCTGCGCACTGTCGCCCCGCAAGCGGTGCAGTCCACGTTCCATACCGATTTTTTCCCGTTGGAGCCGAGGTATGTCGTAGCCCGAAGGAAGCCGACAGTTAGCCCGCGTATATCTCTCGCTCTGTGATGCACGAACCCATCCTCGCTCTGTAAGAACTTCATGCTCCGGCGTCATTCGGACGCCGTGCGCTTCTATCGTTTCTTTAAAACCTTGCCTTGCCAGTCCGTCGTGACGCACCCACTCGAAGCCGTCCCATACACGATGCGCGGCCGTTACATCCTCTATAGGCACGAGCCCCCGTTCGGTTAAAACAGGTGTGCCCTGCGCGATGCACCACTTCCCGCCATAGGTCGATTGCTGCTCCCACTTTTTGGTTGTGGAGTTCACCGACATATAAGTCAGCAAAGGCTTCACACTTCCCCAGGGTGTTTTCTTGTCGATTACCCGGGGCCGGCAGTAATACAGCAGACGGCCGGACGGTAACCGGCACATCAGAAACGGGGTGCCGTTGACGTTGTCGCAAAAGAACGCGACTTTGGCGGCAAAAGAGACAGAGCCGGGACTGCGGACAGCCCGAATGGCGGCCAACTCTAAGTCCGACCACGACTGAACGATGGCAGGGTGCTTGTCGCGCCAGGCCAGCTTGACCACTTCGGCGGTCAGCCAGGCCCGCTCTATCATGTCGCCGCGATGACCATAGTTTGCCCAGGCTTCGCGCGCGCGGGCGACGTATGCCTGGTCGACGTTGGGTATAACCGTGTCGTAAAACTCGGCGATGTTGATTTGGTAGTTCGATGCCATAGAGTCGTAAGCAGACGGGCCGCCCTGGTAGCCCAGTGCCAGCTCGGATACCTTGCCGATCTGACGCATGAGCTTCGTCACGTCTTCGACGGATATGCCGTAGATGCCGGCCGCAGACACCTTGTACAAGTCCGGTCCCGTGCCGGCGTCAAAGTCGCGGAACGCCTGCAGCTTCCATTCTTCGCCGGCTTGCCAGGCGTTTACTCGGCCTTCGATGTTTGAGTAGTCAGCGACTTTTTGTTCTTCGCCGGCAATGGTGCATATCGCGCCCCGGATACATGCGGACAGCACCTCGGCGACCGAATGGCTGAACGACATTTGCAGAATCAGGTACGCAGAATACGGGTCGTTTTCGCTCAGTATCCGAATGGCCTGGCGGATTTCGGTAGCAGAGACCGGCGTCCTGCTCGGCAAGTTGTGGAGCTGGATACCCCGGCCGCCCCAGCGTCCTGTACTGGCTGCGTGAAACAGCAGCGTCTCACGGGTGCGCAGATCGTTCAGGTCGGTGCGGTTGATGAACTGCGCCCACTTTGCGTTAGACGACTTGCCGGCGGACTGGCGCAGCGTGAGTGCCTTTGTGACGTGATCTGGCAGTCCAGGAGACGCCAGTAAGTCTGTCAGCGAGGCTTTGTCTAAGCTGTCTATCTGGCGGCCCAGTTGTTCGCCGGTCCAGATGCGCAGTGCGCCGGCGTCGCTGGTCTTCGGCACGGCACCGCCGGTCAGGTCTCTGATCTTGCGGTCGAAGTCGTCGGCCATAAGATCGGTGACGGCTTTGGCATTCAGCACGAACGGCAGGTCCACTGGTGCACCGCGCAGATTTAGCCGGAAATCCATCAGCCAGATTTTGCGCATCCAGTCCGACATCGGCCGTAGTCGCTTGTCTAATTCCCGCTCGACCACCACATCGGTTTCGCAATAATCGTACAACGACTGTTTGCGCTCGTCGTCGTCCCACCAGACCAGCACGTCGGTGTCTTCGTGCTTGCGCGCTTTGCGGGGTTTCGCCATGCGCAGCATAAGCGCGTGGCCCTTCTTGTCTTTCTGAACGTCCAGACCGAGCGCCTGTCCGCAGCCCTCTAACGACCGGGGCAATGCTTGAATGGCGGCGCGGGCGGCCGTGCAATCCAGTTGATCGAGCGTCAGTGACTCAAAGCCGTACCGCTCGACCATGATGTAGCGCCAGATGTGATACTCAAACGAGACGTTGTGGGCGCAGAACGTCTCCCGGTCTGCTATCAAGCGGTTCAGGTACTCCGGCGCGGGCATGCCGGGTATCCAAAGTTGTATCGGGCCGTCGTCTACTGCCCATTTCAGGCACCACACGTCGGTCGTCGGATGGTTCGCATATATATGAACGCCGGTCTTTTTCAGATCGACCGCACTGCGGGTCTCAAGGTCTGCGTGAATTGTCGGCATGGCACTACTCCAGTTCGTAAGGCATGCCGAGGGTTTTCAGCAGCTCATGCACGTCGTTGTGGTATGCGCCCCCGGCCAGCAGGACGTGTTTCAGCCCGGGCGTGGTGTAGTGGATGCGGTCGATGATGGTCTGCACGTTCTCGGCTTTTTCAGTGTCGAAGCTGTCTAACTCACAGGAAGACAGCTCGTCTTCCAGGTCGCTGATTTTGTCTTTCAGGTTGCTGGCAGCTTTCCGCAGCTCGCGGATTTCGTTTTCTGCGTCGACCAGCTTTTGCTGATCGGTCTTGGATTGTGGTATCGCGGGGATAATCATGGTCCGTCCTCAGATAAAAACGGCCGCTCAATGGCGGCCGTTGTCGGTGTTGTGGGTATCAGTGAGGGTGCGAACCTTCGGCCGGGAACTCGTCGTAGTGTTCAAGCCTGTTGCTGTCTAAGTGGAACAACATGAACTCGCCGTCCGGAGTCAGCGTTGCGCAGATTACATCCAGCGGCTCCCTGAAATACGGCGAGCCTGGTTCGGATTCCCGGTCGTAGACAACCTCGCTCAGAATGGACATCACAACGGCCGGCCGTCCGCCCTCGGGGGCTCGGCGGTTGCGCATGCCTTGTTTCCACTGGACAACGTCGCCGACTTTCAGCGGGTTAGCGCGCGGAGCAAGGTACTGCTTGGCCAGGAGAAGTGTTTTTCTGGCATGTTCGCGGCGCATGGCCAACGTCATTGGCGCGTCTTCGCCTTTAGTGCGCGCACCGGCATGGTTTTCCATTTGGGCAATCAAGACTTTGATAGGGTCGTGGCTCATGTTCGGTATTCCTTTTGGTGATTTGGTGTTGATTGTCTGTCTACAAAACCGACATCCGTGTCGGCAAAAAACCAGCTTAGACTTTGAACATTTCTGCGTGGGGGTCGGACTCGCCGCCTTCCACCTGGTCGAAATCGTCTTCCGGATTCGTGCGGCTGCCGAACGGCTGGCCGTCCTTAATCTTCTGCACGTTACCCAGTCCGATGCTCACGCCTTTACCACCTGTTGGGTGGTCCCATGCGTAGACGTTGTATGACACCCGGACATAACACCCGGCATAGGCTTCGTCCGCGTCTTCGATGGGGAATTGTGGGTTCGGGCCGACGACGCCAGGCTTGGTCTTGCTGGACATGCGCACGAACACGCAATCTGCGTCGTAGCCGTCGGGCACTTCGTCCAGGTCTTTCGTGGTCAAGAACGGAGACTTCCACTTATTCGGTGCCGTCTTGAACTTGTCTAACAGCGCCGCGGCAACCGAGTCTTTCATCGCCTTAAATTCCGGCGTTGCCTGGGCCGCTTTGTCCATGATCAGCGTCATGTTGTATTTCGGTTCGGCGTTGTTATCGCCTTTAGGCTTTGTTGCTACGAACAGCGCCGGAAAGGACAAACGACCGATGGGGGTTTTTGGCTTAGCCATAATTACATTCCTACAGTTTGAGAGAGTTTGAGAGTACGGGCCTAGTCTTCGTCAAAATCAGTAACCGGCCCTTTGGTCACTGCTTCGCGCTTGTCGCTGACGTGCGCCAGTGTGTTCCCTGACGACACCGCACTGACCAGCGAGTCTACGAATTTCTTTATGTCTTTTTTCCGCGCGGCGGATTCTTTGCGCGGCAGCGATACCGTCTGCGCCTTCAATGTTTCTTCGATCTTTGCCGGCGATTTCATCTTGGGTTCCTCAAAGATGTCCTCGTCGCCCAGGCCGTAGACCATACAAAGCGTGTCCGCTACTGCGTCCGCGTCTACCCAGTTGCGCATTGGCCGCTTTTGGACCAGCTTGTATCTGTTTTCGGCCGGGTCGCGCCCTGCTTCCAGCTCGTCGTGCGCGTACTTCTGCACGGCGTTTATCCAAGCGGTGATCAGCGACGCATTATCCAGCACCATGCGGACCTGTGCGCCCGACATTTGCTCTACGGGCATTTTCGGTTCTATCGTGCGTTCTTCTTCGTTGAAATCCAACATTGCGCGCTCCAGGGCTTCGCTGTGTAGGGCGGGGCATGTAGCTGCAGCCCGACAGAATCGACACTCGGCAGAAACGATAAGAGCCGGGTTTTCTTCCCGCGTTCTTCGTGCGGCCGGCATCAGTTCTTTGTACCCCCATTCCATTAATTCAATAACAGCAATGGTCTGGCTGCGTATCGGTCCGTCGGGGTGCGGCGCTCTTGGTTGCACGACAACGATATGACACTGTACGACAGGCTGTTGTAAAAGTAAACAGGCTCCAAGCCCGTAATACAATAATTGTGGGTTGTCTGTCGCATCAACCGCAATTCCGGAGCCGTGTTTATAGTCGATTACCCACAGCTCTTTCGTGCCTGGCCGATACAAGATCACGTCGGACGTGCCGAACATATCTTCGCCAGGCTCGCCCATGCCGGCCAGTGACACCCGGGACTCGACCATAAGAATATCGCCGGGTTCCATGATGTCGCGGACGTAATCGACGTAAACCGACACTGCGCCGATCATGTTGTCGTTTACCGCAAACTCCCAGTTCCCGCCGTCCTTTGCCACCGCGATTATTTCGCCGGCGTAGTTGGCTGGGCGCAGTCGTTGCTGGCTGTCCTGCAGACACCGCTCGCCCAGCTCGTGCGCGGCCGTGCCCTCGGCCGCCCATACCGTCGTATTGTTCGGCTTGTCCGCAGACGCGGCAACCGAACCGGGGCATGTCATCCAGCGTTTTGCGCTGGACGCTCCTAGTTGTGCGTGTGCGGCCATGCTGGGTTACCCCTCTAAGGCTTCTTTCAGCTTCGCGACCAGCTCGGGCCACTGCTCTTTCGGGACATCACCGATGGACCGGGCGTCGCCGAACGTACACAGCACATCAAAAGCCGACTTGGCGTCTTTCGTGTTGCAGACAGCCATCAATGCTTCACGAACATCGACTGCAGTCAGCTCGGCGTCTTCGGCTTTTTCTGCTTCGGGCTCGGGCTCGGCTTTTTTGGCAGCAGGCTTTTTCTTTGGCGCGGCTTTTTTCTTGGGCTCAGGCTCGGCTTCGGCTTCGGCTTCGGCTTCGGCTTCGGCTTCGGCTTCGGCTTCGGCTTCGGCTTCGGCTTCGGGCTCGACTTCGGGCTCGACTTCGTCTTCTGCGGACTCGTCGTCACCTTCGTTTTGCGTCGTTTTAGGCTCGTACTCCATTTCGGCTTTTGTCGGCCCAGTGGTATTCGTCCCAGACATATCCTCGGCAGAGATATCCAGCATGGCGACGTTGAACGCGGACAGCGCGGCGATGGCCTTGCGAATCTGGTCGTGGCCGTCGTGCTGGGTGTTGATACTCAGGTGCAATTCCATGTGTCTGTCCTTCTTAGTTGTCATAAAGTTCGACTAGACTGGCGACTTTGCGGGCGACTACGCCCGTCACCAGTTCGTCTACGGAACCTTCCAGACTTGCGAATCTGGCAAGGCATGGGCTGGTTTGCCCAATTCGGTGTATGCGCTCGACCGCCTGCTCGTTTTCGCCTGGCACCCAGGACGACTCAACAAAAAGCGTATCGTGCGCGGCCGTCAACGTGATCGCTGTCCCGGCCGACTGTATCTGTCCGATGAACACGCGGACGTTGGGGTTTTTCTGGAAAAGGTCTACCGCTTCTTGTGCTTTGAGTGCGGACACGCCGCCGCGTATCTGGACCGGGCGGAACTTCACCAGTGCCGCAGCTAAAATATCCATAACTTCTTTGTGCCAGCACATCAGCACGATTTTTTCAGTGCCGCCGTTCAGCTCGTCGATCACCATGTCTGCAACCGGATAGGCTTTAACGATGCCGACCAGCCGGCGCAGACGGGCTAACTGCTCTTTGTCGCAAGCGGCCATGGCTTCGTCGAATCCGTGCGCCGTCGGGTCATTCTTTAGAGTGACCAGAACGTCGCGCAGTTTCTTCGCGTCAGCGTGGTCCTCGACGCTGGCCAGCTCCGGCAGCTGTTTGCCTTTCACGGTCACGGTGCCGATGCGCAGCGGCGGCAAGTTCAGCACGGACTTGTCTCGGCGCAGCATGACCGTCGCCAGTCGTTTTCGGAGCTTGTCTAAATTCTTGGAGCCGACGACGCGCAGACCGTATTTCTCGTGGAAATAATGCTCGGTGTATGCCGTCAGGAATTTCTCGTAATCCGGTATTCCGGCCAGACACGCCGGCGACACCGCAGACAGCCACGGGTATAGCTCGCCAGGATGATTCGGGCTGGGTGTGGCGGACAGCCCCCATACGCACTCGGCGCTGCGGACCAGTGAATCGGACTTTCCTAAAACCGCCTTGCCGCGTTGGCTTTCTTCGCCGGCTTTAAGAAAGTGCATTTCGTCACAAATCAAAACGTCCCATCGCTGCCGCTGCAGTTGGTGAAACAGACCGGGCCTGGCCACGATGTCGTAATTGACCACTGTCAGTCCGCCGGCGGAAAACTTAGCCCGGGCGGACGGCATGTTGACCGGCCGGACGTTGGTCGAAAACTTGGCGAACTCTTTTACCCAGTTGTACTTCGCCGCACTGGGCGACAGGACCAGAATGTTCTTGGCCCCGCGCAAGTCCGCCGCCATGATTGCCTGACAGGTTTTGCCAAGCCCGGCTTTGTCGGCCAGCAGGGCGTCGGTGCGCTCTGCCAGCCAAGCGCCGCCTTCTAGCTGGTAGCGGTAGTATTCAGGCATCGTTGTCGGTGTTCATCGTTAGTCCTTCCATTTGCCTGTTGCCATGTTGAATTGCGCCAACTCTTTTTTGAGCTTGCGCAGCGTAGCGGGCTGGACTTCCGCCCGGCGTAGCCGGTTAACCAGCATCGACGCCATTGTGTCCGTGTTGTTGTCTACTGCGGCCTGCGCGCGCCTGGCGGCCTGCAGCGCGAAGCGCATTTCGTCAAATGGGTTTTCGTTAATCATGGTCGCCCTCGTTTGTCGTTATTAGTGATTTCTGTCTGTCTGCAAATCCGACATTGAGTCCAAATAAAAACGAACGCTTTTCAGCTGCCGACAGTCTTGATCTTGGCGGTGCGGAGCAGGTCCGGATGTCGTCGGCGTAGATCGGCCAGCGCGGCATCGACCATAGTGCCCAGGTCAGGGTCGCTTTCGGCCGAGCCATTGCTGATCGCGATTTCACATATCCGCAAAACGATCTGGTCGTCTTCGGATATTTCTGTCCTGGCCGCTGCGGGGTTGGTGTGCGTCAGTTTAAGTTGCGCGCCAGTCGTGACGTTAAAGTCTGTATCTGTCCGTGTACTGAGGCTAGGTGTTCGGGACATGCGTCTTCCTATTATCGGTGGTGGTGTATTGCTGTAGAGCATTCCCCCTACAGAGGGCCAACATTATCAGCAACTTTTGATTACGACAAGCTGTTGTGTTGTTTATTTGAGTATAACATCTGTCGGACAGCTGTCTGCCGTTGTCGGCCGGCTGTTTCCACTTGGGCGCATGGTTGGGGTTTAAAAAAAAAAGCCCCGCGTGAGCGAGGCTAAAAGGTGCGGCGGGGAAAGAGCCACACCCAAGAGTCTGGGGGATTTACGGCTGTTCTTTCTTCTGAAACATCAGAATGTCGAAAGTCCGATGTTCCGCTGCAGCCACCTTGGCTATCTCTATGAGCCGTGGCGACGGTATCCGACCGCGAAAAATCCAGCCGTCCAGCACCCGTACATTCGCGATGTCCGAGCCGGCTTTTTGCAGTTTATTCGTCAACGATTGGCGGCCCCCGAAGTGGGCGACCACACGTTGCACGTCGAGGTCTTGGGTCTGTGATTGGCTCATGTCAGCGCCGTGTCGATGGATTGTAGGTAATAGTTAACTACAGTCTGTCGCACAAATCAACATCCATTATATGAGCGCGCCGCGCAAAACTCCCGCAGAGCCCGCAGCTGTGTATAGCGTTAGCGACAGTTTTTGTTGACAGGTTACGACACTTTGTTGCATCTTGTACCTATGTGAACGTCCATATTCGCGTTACGAGAACAACTATAGCGACGTAATAAATTGATATAAAAGGGAAATGCCAATGCCAAACTCTCGTACTCACTTGCCTGAATCAACGTCCGTCGGTCACGATACCGAGCCGCGCATGCTCACAAAACAAGAGTTTGGGCGTCGACTGCAAAAGCTCATGCTTGATCGTGGTCTGAATCAATCCGAGCTGGCCCGTCGGTCCGATATCGGCCGGGACAGCGTCAGCACCTACATACGTGGTCGTTCTTTTCCGGAGCCAAAGTCGCTCAACAACATGGCAAAGACGTTGGGCCTGTCTCCGCACGAGCTGCTGCCGAACACCGTCGCGTCTGCTATCGACAGCGACAATCCGAGTCTTGAGATTAAAGAATCCACCGGACACCCTGGCCAGGTCTGGATGCGCCTGAACCGACTGGTCACGTCCGCGCAGGCACTCAAGATAATGACCATCCTGCAGCAAGAGCCTGCGCCTGCTGCAGCTAAAGAGGACCAAACGCTATGACGCCGACTTCAACAACGCCTGTGCTGCTGATTGGCGGCATGTCTGCCGGCCGGGTACTGTCCGTGAAAGGCGCGCATGCGCCGGACGTTATGACGGTGCAGCCCCCGTTTGACGAGGTGAAACATTCGGACGATTTCGCGCCGATAGAGCCAGAGCGTTACCGCACTTGCGCGTTCATGTGGGATGCGCTGCTGATGTTCGTCGCAGTGCCCCTGAACTGGGGGGACGCCGAGGACTGGTCAGAAGACCTGCGCGCCAAGATAACCGGCCTGGCGCGAGTGTTTGCTCATGAAGAAATAGCGCGCCGCGCCGCAGAGCAAAACGAAATACATGGCGCGACCAGCTGCTCACATCCTATCGACTACAAGAACCTTTAGAACAGGAGAACACCATGCCGCGCGCCAACAAAGGCCCGTACCTGGCGGTTAACAAGTACGGCGTTTATGAAATTCGATACACACAAGACGGCCGGTCCCTGCGTAAGACGGCCGGCACCAAAGACAGCCGCACCGCTCAAAAAGCCCTTGCGGCTTTTCTGACTGCGGACATTGATCATCGCAGTTCAAAGAAGAATCCGACCGTCACCCAGGCTCTCGCACTGTACCGCAAACAGATCGTAGGCCAGCGCAACACCGAAGGCAGCGCAGAGCGGGCCGACGTGTGTATCGCTAACCTGACCCGGGGGCTCGGCAAAGAGCCCGTGGACGCGATCACAGACACCAAGGTCGTCAAGTACACGACCGGGCGCATGGGGGGTAAATTCGGCACGACCGGCCGGGCCGTGAAGTCCGGCACCGTTCGGCGTGAGTTGGCAATCTTGGTCGCCGCCGTAAATTACCTGGTCAACACGAAGCGCCTGTCTGCGGACAGCGCGCCCTGGATACAATTACCTGCCGCCGGCGCTGCTCGCGAGTTCTTTTTGTATGAATTTGAGACAGACGCCTTGCTACAGTTCGGAATGGCGGACTCCGACGGACACGGCCGCATGAGCCGAGCGGCCAGGTTTGTTGTGCTGGCGCTGGCGTCTGCGGCGCGGCGGCGGTCTATCGAAACCTTGCGCTGGGACCAGGTCGACTTAGACAAAAAGCAGTTCCGGTTTACCGCGTCGGGCACGACCAAGCGCCGCGTCCCTGTGCCGATACCAAGCTGGTCTCTGCCAATTCTGGACATGATGAAGCGGGAGCGGGGCGGGGAGTACGTGCTGGACACCGATATGCCCATCCGTCCGGCGTTTGAATGGTTTATGAAGCGGGCAGCAAAGGCGCTGAACAGCGAGCGGTATCTGCTGCTGACCCGGCACGGTCTGCGCCACACCGCCGCAACACAGATGGCCCGCAGCGGAGCCAACCTGTTTGAGCTGGCGGGCATACTCGGCGACA